ACCCGTTCATGTCGCATGGGATTTAGGAATATCCGATAGCTGTGCTTTATGGTTTTTTCAAGTTACTATGGGAGAAATACGCATAATTGATTATTATGAAAGTGGTGGTGTCGGACTGGATCATTATGTAAAAATGATGGAGGCATTACCGTATTCCCATTGGGGAGATGATTATTTACCCCATGATGCAAAAGTACGGGAATTAGGAACAGGGAGAACGAGGGCGGAAACTTTAATAAATATGGGCAGACGCCCTCGTATCGTACCGAGCCATAAGATTGATGACGGCATTAATGCCTCACGATTGTTATTAGAACATTGTTATTTTGACCAAGAAAAATGTGAGAATGGTATTAATGCTCTACGCAATTACCAGAGGGAGTGGGATGATATAAAACGAGTTTTTAAACGAACTCCTTTGCATAACTGGGCTTCACACGCTAGTGATAGCTTTCGATATTTAGCGATGTCCTATAAAAATCTAACGCCAGAAAAAAAGAAAGTTGATCCGCTTGAAGAAATAAATAAGAAACCAACACTTGACGAAATGGTAGAATTTCATTTAAAGTTACAAAAAAAGATAAGGCAACCTAGAATATGAAGTATTTTGGCAATGCGTTTGATATGACTTATACCTTTTATATGAAACCAAAGGGATAGCCTATGGCGGATAACGAAACCAGAAAAGAAATTGAAGTAACGCTTGGCTCTGCACAGTATTGGCAAATGGAGTTAGATGCAGCGGATAAGGCGGAGGATGATTGGCGTAGACGAGCTCATCATGTCATAGACCGTTATCGTGATGAACGGAATATAGATATGATTACTAGCTATGATAAAAAATTTAATATTTTGTGGTCTAATACCGAAACCCTAAAAGGGGCATTATTTGCTAAAATGGCAAAACCTGATGTCCGTAGAAGATTTCCTGATGGGAATCCTGTTACTAGACAAATCGCTAAAGTAGTGGAAAGGGTTTTAGATTATGGCATGGATGTTTACGGGGAAAGCAAAACTGTTCAATCCGCTTTAGAAGATTATTTACTACCAGGCAGAGGCGTAGTATGGGTAGTGTATGATCCTGTTTTTATAAAAGAAACAATCCAATCAGAAGCAATAAATGAATTTGGGGAAGTTGTTATTACCGAAGTGGAAGAAGAAAGAGTTGCCGAGCAACGCTGTTATTTTGAGTATGTGCATTGGGAAGATTATCGGGAAAATGTTTCTAAAAGGCCTGAAGATGTAAATTGGAAAGCCAGACGACATCTTTGGACAAGGGATGAACTGCGGGGGAGAGGATTTGCTGATGAATCTGATATTCCGTTGAATTGGTCGCCTGATGCAGAAAGTACCGATGCCCAAGAGGATATTTTTAAAAGAGCAGAAATCTGGGAAATATGGGATAAAACAACATTAAAAAGATATTATGTTTCCAAAGGATATCCAAAAATTTTAAGAGAATGTGATGATCCGTATGAATTAGAACATTTCTATCCGACTCCCTCACCTTTAGTAGCGGTGCGGACTAATAATACAAATGTGCCTATACCAGAGTTTACCCTTTATCAAGATCAGGCAGATGAATTAGACCGCATCACTACTAGAATAACGAATTTAATTGAGGGTTTAAAAAGGAGAGGAGTATATGATGCTTCCGTTCCTGAACTTTCTCATTTGGCAGAGGCAGGAGATAATGATTTTATACCAAGTGAAAATTTTGCATCTTTAGCCCAAAAAGGTGGATTAGCTAATGTATTTCAACAAGAGGATATAACCCCTATTAGTACAGTTCTACAGGGATTATACACCCAAAGACAGCAAATATTAGAAACAATATATGAAGTTACAGGTATTTCGGATTTGATACGAGGTAGCACCAAAGCAAGTGAAACTGCTACTGCTCAACAATTAAAAGCTCGTTTTGGTAGTATGCGTATGCGTAAAAGACAAGAGGAATTGGAAACATATATTCGAGATTTGTTTCGTATTAAAGCAGAAATAATAGCCGAGCATTACGAACCTGAAATACTACAAGCCTTAACAGGATTACAGGTAACTCCTGAAATGCTACAAATTATGCGAGATGATAAGTTGCGTGGATATACTATAGATGTGGAAACAGATTCCACCGTCTTTATGGATGAAGAAGAAGAAAAGCGTACCCGTATAGAATTTTTACAAACTATGGGAAGTTATTTAGAAAGAGCAGTACAAATTTCAAACGCTAATCCTATGCTAACTCCTATAGCGTTTCAATCTTTGCGCTTTTTAGTAGGGGCATGGAAAATAGGTAGAGATTTTGAGGACACTATAGATGCAACGGAGGCACAGCTTATGCAACAAGCTCAACAGGCTATGCAAGCTCCACCACAACCTTCTCCTGAAGAAATAATGACGAAAGAAAGAACACAAGCGGAATTAATGAAAGAACAAATGAAACAACAAGGTAAGATGGCAGACATACAATCTAAAGAAAAAGCAGCATTAACCAAAATTGCAAGTGAAGAACAGCAATCAAAAGAACGCACCGCCCTTAAAGAAAAACTTGCATTGCTTGATGCAGACTTAAAAGTAGCAGAGAAATTACAATGAGTTACAGAAAAAATTACGATAGCATAGCGTGGGGAAACACAGAAATACCTGAAAAAAATAAAAAATATACTGGAAAATCGCACCAAGTTATGTCAGATATAAAAGAATTTGTATCGCCTGTTGACAGATCGGTCATTGGTAGCCGATCTCAGTTAAGGGCTCATGAACGCCAGCATGGTGTTCGGCAAATAGGAAACGATTGGGCAGGAACAGCACGAACAAGTAGTGCTAAACCTTCTAATTGGAACAACCAATCAGTTCATGAAAGGAACTAAAATGGCAGAAGAAAGCACTCCCGAAGTACAGGAACCAGCTACTGAGTCAGCTACGCTTGACGCAATATTAGAGGGTAGTATAGGAGAGGTTATAGAAAAAGAAGGTGCAACGATTCCTACGAAAGAGGAAACGAAAACATCATCTTTGCCTGATATACCAGAAGAAGTAAAAACAGAGGCAGAAACAGAAGGTTCGGAAGAACTCGATCAGAAAGCTACTGATCAGGACGAAGAAACACCAGAAGAAGAAGCCTCAACATCGGAAGAACCAGAAGAAGCAGCAGAAGAAACAGAGGAATCGAAAGATACACCTGTGTCTGCTCCTGAAAACTGGAACGAAGATGATCGTATAATGTTTGATTCCCTCCCTAACGAAGCTAAAGATAGGCTTTTAAAAAGGGAAAAAGAGATGACAGCTGATTATACGAGAAAGACACAAGATTTAGCCGAACAACGCAAAGATTTAGAAGCATTAAATAAGGTTTTAGAGCCAGCTCGTCAAAATATTGCAGCTTCAGGCATAGGAGAAGCCGAATATATCTCTCGCTTGTTAAACGCAGATGCAGCCCTCCGACAAAATCCGCAAATGGCACTTCGACAACTTGCACAAGGTTACGGAATTAATCTCCCGTCTGAGAATAACGAGAGTGAGTCTTGGGATGAACCAGACCCACAAATAGCCCAATTACAAAAACAATTGCAAGATGTAAAAGGCGAACTCAATCAATTTAGACAGCACAATGTCCAATCAGCGAGAAACGAAACAGAAAACCATATAAAGTCTTTTTCCGAACAAAAGGATGACGAAGGAAAGTTAGTGCATCCACATTTTGAAAAATTGCGTGTGAAAATGGGTAATTTGATAGATGCAGGGGAAGCGAAGGATTTAAAGGAAGCGTATACAAAATCTATTCGTTTAGATGATGATTTATACAAGGAAACCTTAAAAACCCAACGCACCCAAGCGAAGAAAGAGGAAGATAAAAAGCGAAAAGCAGCCGTAGAAAAAGCTCGTAAAGTAAAACCTGCGACTTCGGCTAATCCGCCAAAAGGTTCTGTTAAACCTTCCGATTTGGATGCCATGCTGATGCAAAATATTGAGGGAGCAGGAATTACACGCTAAAGTTTTTGTGGGGTAACATAACTTAAGGAGATATACTATGGCATCGCCAAATAGTACATATACCGAGATTGTTACTACCACGCTGGCTAATTATAGCAAGACGATGGCAGATAACATCACCAATAACAATGCTTTGCTCCGAGCAATACAGGAAAAAGGCAACAAAGTAGTCGCTGGTGGTAGAACTATTGTGCAGGAACTAGAATATGCAACTAATAGCACAACCAAATGGTACAGCGGTTACGAAGTTTTAGATACTTCTACCAGCAATGTTTTCACAGCTGCAGAATTTAATTACAAGCAGTTGGCAGGAAATGTTGTTATTTCAGGGTTGGAACAAGTTGAAAACTCAGGAAAAGAAGCAATCTTTAACCTACTAAAATCAAGGGTTAAAAACCTTGAAAAGTCATTAAAGAACACAATGGCTACCGCATTATATGCAGACGGAACAGGAACTAGCGGAAAAGAGCTAGGTGGGTTGCAGCTATTAGTACCAGGAACTGTAGGAAATACAGTTGGTGGTATTAATTCAACTACCTATGATTTCTGGCAAAATCAGGTTTATGATTTTTCAGCACAATCTCCCGCTGTTGTTGCTAGTGCCACAACAATACAATCAGCTATGAATACTTTATGGCTTTCTTGTATTCGTGGAGCAGATAAACCCGACTGCATTGTTTCAGACAGCACCTATTTCCAATATTATTGGGCTTCACTACAAACCAATCAAAGGTTTACAAGTGATGATAAAGCAAGTGCTGGATTTATGAACCTAATGTTTATGGATGCTCCTGTGTATTATGATGACCAATGTCCAACAACATCAATGTATATGTTGAATACGGACTATTTATTCCTTCGTCCAGCTAGTGGTCGTGAATTTGAGCCACTTGGAGAGAAGGCATCTGTTAACCAAGATGCAATGGTATTGCCAGTTGTTTGGGCAGGTAACATGACTGTTTCAAACAGAGCAAGACAGGGCATCATACAAGCATAGTAGAGGAGTAAAATATTATGTCTTATATTATGGGTATAGATATTACTGCAACAGGTACGACTGTAGACTTTCAATTAGGTCAAATAGGTCAAACTTCTGATGGTAAGCTCTATAAATATGTTCAATATGTAGTGGGAGCAGGATCAGTAGCTGCGGTTTCTGGCAATGTAGTAGGATATTACGCTGCTAGTGGAGCTTCAGCAGGGCAAACGACTATTGTTACTGCTGATGTTAGTGATACTGCAAGAGCAGGAGCTGGAGTACTTCAATCAGCACCAGCTACTGAAGAATATTGTTGGATTCAGGTAACTGGCCCAGCAACATTAACAACTGCTTTAACAGCAGGTGCTGATGGTAACGCATTAACATTAGTAGGAGCAGGAGATTCAACATTAGATGTATCTGGTGCTGTTACTGATGCTGTTTGTGCAACTGCAATAGATGCAAGTGCCAAAATAATAATGTGTCAATTCCCATTGTAGCATTAAAATATATAGGGGGTGGTTTAGACTGCCCTCTATAAACTAGGAGAATAAAATGGCTAATTTAAGAGCAAATTTTTATAAATCAGACAAGGGGATTGATTTAGTAGAATTAAAACTTATAGGCGATCCTAATACTGTTATTTACAG